ATTGTAGAGCAATTAAAGGTAGTGCTAGACCTACATTACGGCAAAACCAGAATTCTAAAGGTATATGTAGATCAGCTTTTTCTAATTTACCAACAGTTTTATTGGCGCCAACCATTTTTTGATAAGCTTCTTTTTTAGCTTTAGGTAATGAAAGTTCATTCCATACATACATCCAATGAGAATAATGTTTATCTATTTTTTGACCACCTATTTCAATTTCTACATAATCAATTAAGCGAAGACCGAAATAAGGACAAACAGTTGCACCGGCAGCACTGCCTGAAGTATAATCAAGTACAGATAAATATATGCGATGTATTAAATCGCCATTTCTTGATATTTGGCAAGTTACACGATTACCAAAAGTAGGAGTTCCGTTAAAAGTTTGTTGAATGGCTTCAATAGCAAAGTTAGTATGACGACGATAAACAACTTTAAAAAAGGTAATTTGAGGATTACCAGTTAAATAAACATCCTGAGCACCATAAGCTACTAATTGAAGAAGACCACCACCCATTTACGCTATATTCTTTATACTATTAGAGGAGAAAAAAAAAAGGGAATTATATAACACATTTTATTATAACTAATTAGAATACGCTAAACCACCCATTCCAGATAATATACGTAATACGTTGTAATTTACCGCATATATATTAATACCCTCGTATTTAAATTCAGTCGCAGTCGGAGTACCAGTCTCTAGCGTAGGATCTTTAACATCAACCATTAAAGTTGCAGTGTCGATACGAGACATATTAAGAGTGCCGCTTGGTTGATGGTCCTCTGGTTTAAGAGCAAATGAGTATACATTTATAGGATTATTAACTGGAATGCAAGTGTGATGTTGATAAGGTTGAACGTGTGTGAAGTATAATCCTCCTCGTTCTGCAAAACGATCATTGCCATTTAATTGTAAAATAGCTGTTTTAAAAGGATTATTATAAGCAGCTGCTGACGGATCTACATCTTCAATAATATTACTACTATATAGTGAATAAGGAGCGACTCTATCATTTATAGCAGTTGTAGCTAAATTATAGTCATACCATCTATTCAATTTGTGAGTTCCAGTGCTTTTTGCTACCCAGATTAATTCTTTGCATGGGTGATTGAAATTTAGTTTAATTCTGTTTTTGCTTGCATTAAGGGTTTCAGTTCCTGTAAATTGAAGTTGTTCTATTAAGTATTCGTGAGATAATTGAGCAAATCTTCTGCGTTCATCAGTATCTAAGAATATATAGTCAACCCATAATGAGGCATTCTTTATATCATCAAATTCGGTTTCAGTACTGCCAGTTATTAAACAATTGGCTTTTGTTTCTAAATCGATTTTAACTTTAACTTCGTGATATTGAAGAGCAATTAAAGGAAGAGCTAAACCTACATTGCGGCAAAACCAAAACTCAAATGGTATGTATAACGTGGTAGCTTTGTTAGATATTATATCTTTATCAGCGCCAACCATAGTATCATAAGCATATCTTTTGCCTAAGGGTAATGATAACTCATTCCATATGTATAACCAATCGGAATAATGTTTATCTATTTGTTGTCCACCAATTTCTACTACTACAGATTTTATTAAGCGTAGACCTAAGTAATTTACATATGAATCACTTCTAGAGGTGCTTTTTTTCTTGGGCACATCAACTTGTAAATACATGCGATTAATTAAATCACCGTTGCGCGATATTTGACAGGTTACAGTGTTTCCATATCCAACATTTCCATTAAATGTCTGCTGTATAGCTTCAATAGCGAAGTTAGTATGACGACGATAAACTACTTTAAAAAAGGTAATTTGAGGATTACCAGTTAAATAAACATCCTGAGCACCATAAGCTACTAATTGAAGAAGACCACCACCCATTTACGCTATATTCTTTATACTATTAGAGGAGAAAAAAATATAGATTATATGACACAAATTTAATTTTGTATATAAACCTTAATATTTATAATTCAAATATAATGATGTTTAAAGAGAAGTCATCAAAGAAAAAGGTATCTGTTGATATAAATGAAACTTTTACATTAGATGCAATGCATAATAATATGATAAAAGATTTTGAAAAGAGCGATAAAGAAAAACTGTATTATGAAAATAAACTAAAATTTTGCGAAGAAGAAAAAAATAATATATTAAATATTATTAGAAATAGTACAAATAAAGATATAAATACTAAATTATGGTTTAGTAATATAGAATTAAGCGAAGAAATATTAGATATAAAATCAAAATTGAATGAATTAAATAAATTAGATGAAATAGAATATTATAAAAATACAAGTGATATATTATTTCAATATTATGATACTGTAAGCAAACAGTCAGATATTAATCAAAATTTAAATTATTTAAAAGATATTAACAATAAATCAAAAATATATAAAAAAGATAATAATAAAAAAAAGAAGGGTATTAATGTTAATACAATAAACGTTTTGGAAGCATTAAATAACATAGATAAAAAAAAACAAAATGTGGAAAAAACTGTTGACGAAAAAAACAACAGTTGCGAATATAATACTGGTGATAGAATTATTAGTAATGATAATAATGATACTAATAATGATACTAATTTTTATGAGAAAGAATTCTATTATAATGATACTGATAAAGATAAATCAGACACTATACAAGATAAAAGTTCTTTGGTAGATAAATATATGGCGATAATTAACAATAAATATATTAGAACTGTTGAAGAAGAAAATATAGAGATTTGCAAGGTTTGTAAAAATAGTATGATGTGTCTCCAATATGACGCAATAATAGTTTGTAATTTTTGCGGATATCAAGAATTATTATTAGTAGAACAAAATAGACCTATATTAAAGCAGAATACAAAGGATACTTCTCACTTTTGTTATAAAAGAATAAATCATTTTAGAGAATGGTGTAACCAAGTACAAGGAAAGGAAAGCACCGATATTCCAGATGAAATTTTTGAAAAAATTTTAATAGAGATTAAGAAAGAAAAAATTACAGATTTAAAGAAAATAACATATTTAAAAATGAGAGATATCCTAAAAAGATTAAGAATAAACAAATATTATGAACATATTAATTACATTATAAATAGAATTAACGGGATACCTACGCCACAATTTAGTCCTGAATTAGAAGATAAGTTGTGCAGTATGTTTAGAAGTATTCAAGCACCCTTTTTAAAACATTGTCCTAAAGATAGGAAAAATTTTCTTTCATATAGTTATGTTTTATACAAATTCTTTCAAATATTAGGATTAAATGAGTATTTAAAGTATTTTCCATTATTGAAAAGTAGAGAGAAATTATATGTTCAGGACCAAATATGGAAGAAGATTTGTATAGATTTAAATTATAAAATAATACCTTCCTTATAATTTACTAATTTTGAAAATGAGTACATAATTTTATTTTTCTTAAACTTTTATAAACTTTTTAAAATTTCTAAATATTTTTTAATTATGTACTCATTTTTAATTAATAAATTTTTCACATATTACTTAAACCCAAATTATAGGTATTATTTGTATATAAATCTATTATATATAATATTAATGCAATTATAATTGTTAATATTGATATTTTAATAGGTTCTAAACTTCTATATCTAATTAATAAAGTTACAAGAGATATTATAAACCCAAGTAGTATATAATATAATAAAACGTATCTATAATCGTCTCTCATTATTCTATCATATTAAAATATTTTAATATAAAAAATATATAAGAAGATTAAATATAATTATATATATATATATTAAGAATAACAATATGACTGATGTGCAGAATTCGGCTCTTGTATCCACAAGAGAGGTTGATTATTTAGACGAAGATAAACCTATTAGAGGGCAAAATTTTGTTCTTATTTCATTTATTAGTCCAGAAGATGTTATTGTAAATAAAGAAGCCTATATTTTTAGCAAATTTATTGAAAAATTTAGTGGAGATGTGAAAAATCTTCTAGAAGGTATTAAAGAAAAATATCCTGAACAAAAAGATATTGTAAATAATATCATTGAAAATTATAATTACTTATTTAATAATGTAGAAATGAATGAGCAATTAAATTTTTTCAAATCAGTTAATAGTGAAGAATTAGAAAAAAATTATCATACTGATAATAACTTT